AGCACAAGGAACAGCGGCAGAGGTTATGTTCTCACACATGAAGAATAAAATCATCATCATGTTCAAGAACCCAGAAGACAAGTTAAACCCGTTTATGACAGCTATGGCTACTGAAGTGCACGATTCTCTTCAAGACGCTATTGACGCTGCTATCGACTATTCTTTATAAGGAGTACTACAAATGAGATATAAAGGCTTAGAAATTCTTCGGTTCTTTATGATGGACCGAGACAACTTAGACGACCCTCAAGAGATGCTTAACGACCCCTTATTTTACCAACCAGAAGGAGAACCTCATCTTTATATGTCAGCACATTCTATGAGAGACATGATAAACATTGTTGAGTGCATATCTGGACGTATTGGAGGTTACTCTAACCGAATCGTTTGGTATGTGGAGTTATTTCCCCTTACAGGGCAGCTAGTTGAGGTTCTAAACTATAACGACATAGATGATTAAACAAAAGGAGGGCGACTAATGTCTAAACTACTATCTGAAAGAGAACTACTTGGGCTTACTCTTGAGACTATTCTTGGTTGGGCCAAGGAAGAAATAGAACTAAACGAGGGGGTCGAGGAAGACCTTGAGTGGCGCTACGCAGAGATCGTAGACAGCTACTTAGAAAACCTAGAAGCAAAATTGCAAGGAAAATAAAGATCAGCGTATTTGGAATGAAGTAGCAGGAGGTTAACATGCAACAACGTGAAACTTACTATGAAGTTTGGTTAGGGAATCAGCTTGACTTCAGCAGCCCCTCCTTGAAAGTTTGTTTAGACTCAGCTAGAAATGCTCGAAGCAGGGATTACGTAAAAGTATACAAAGTAACCCTATTGGAAGAAGAAGTGGAATACTAAATGAAAGTAGCAGTTTACTGGAACCTACACAAGAAAATCTTCTCAATTCAGTCCCGTGAGACGAGTGATTACGGAAAAGTTATCGCTCATAAAGACTCAGTAGTAGTAGCCCTACCTAAGTTTGTCGTAAGGCAAGCAGGACGAGACCAGGTTTTACAAGACAAAAAGAAAAATGTTCATGCCTTCGTGGTGGGGCATTTAACAGAGGCAAGGTTTCTTTCTTCTGGCAACCCTTTCCTTGTCTCTTATAATCCCTACAAAAACAACAGCTTTGTGTTAGCTGACACTAAAGAAGAGATCCTCTCTGCAGCAGTAGCTGTTTTGAGTATGCAAGGAAGACACCCAATTATAGAGGCGTATGTATAATGTTAAAACTAAAAGGTTTGAAGTTAGATGATCTGTTTGAAGAGCGAACCGCTATACTAGAGTATGATGCTGGTTTTAGTCGTTATGATGCTGAACAAAAGGCAGCTCAGGCGATGGGATTCGCTAACAAGGCAGAACTTAAAATGAAAGTACAGGAGCTTAAGGCAGGAGAGTACAATGACGCCAACATATAAGGTTTTTGACAAGACAGGAGAAGCAATTCTTATAACAGATAGTTTTCAAGGTGCAATAGACATGTGGAGTAGTTTACTCCCAAGCTCTATGGTCTATGCTGTTGCAGGTAAGAAGGCAGAGTATCTGAAATCAAGAGAATCAATTAAACAATGGGCGGACTGGCTAATGCTAAACAACTACAACCGAGTGGAACGTCGTATTATGAATGAACTTATGCAACAAGAGGAAGATGGCATGAAGATTGTTGAACCAGAAACAGGTAACTTTGGTTATATGGAGTACCTTGCTAAAGAAGACAGCTTCCGTGATGAAATACCTGCCTTAATGGGTAAGGTGTTTGGTGGGGATAAGGCAGCACCAGACTTCCACGGGGACTTCGCTGCAATGGATAAGTGTACTCAAGATCAGATTATCAACCCAAAGCATTATAAAGACATATTGCCAGGATATGAGTATATGCAGATGATGGAGCATATACTTGGCAGTGAGGGGGTTAAGGCGCATCTCAAGGGCCAGATCTGGAAGTATCTGTGCCGTCTAGGGTCGAAGGATTCGGAGACACAAGAACTTGGAAAGATAATTTGGTATTCAGAGTATTTAAAAGATTACTTGGAAAGGGAAGCAAATGGGCAGACACCATATAATCCCGAAACACCTAGGGGGTGAGGCATCTGAAGTTACTGGAATTCCAAGAAGTACAATACAGAGTAGAATCAGACGAAAAAGGATATATCAACGATGACTACTTATACTCATGATTACGATATTGTGTTTTCAGTCAAAGGATCAACTGACTGCGATGCAAAAGATGTTACGCCTGAGATGATAAGGGAAGCACTGCTGGAGCGTATAGCAAAGCTCCAATTCCAAGATTGGAGAGCGGGTTGCGAACTACTAGGCTCTTATGACGAGGAAGATTACACTGACGTAGGTGGTCGAGAAGAAGTATGGCCTGATTTTGTGAATGGAGATCTAGTATGATTAGCCAAGAAGATATTGATGCGTTTAAGGAGAACGAGTTAGTGAGAGTTAAATACCTTATACTTAAAGATGACGGCTACGATGGTTGGAATATTCACTACTGTGACAGCAAGGAAGAGCTTGGGGAAGCACTTTGGGCTACTGATTATATGCACTTTATCTTCCCCATAAGAGATATAGAAGTTTACGAGGTTACTCGTGAGCTAACCGTTCAAGAGTTGTTAGAGATTAAAGGAAATACAAATGCTAAAGAAAGTTGAGCTAGCCTACATTCGACGTATGGCAAGAATGTACGAACGGTTTGATGACATGCCTAGACGAGCGGCCATTTTTCAAGCCTACAAATCCTATGAATTTTACAAAGAAGCAGAAGTGGAGATCAACGATGAACAACAACAACGTAACGTTTGAAGAGCTTAACAACGTAACCTTTGACATGGAGGGTAAAGACTACACTCACCTTGCAGAGTCACTTGAACACTGGGCTTCAATGTTTTTCGAAGGAGCTATCTCTGATGAGTACTCAGAACAACTCACCTACTTGTTGTTTAACATGGCAAAAGAAATGCGAAACTTAACTGAGTAAACAGAAACTAACAAGTAATCTAGGAGAAACTTATGAAACTTGTAATTGACATTGAGGCTAACGGCCTCTTACCAACAGTATCTAAATTCCACTGTGCAGGGGCTATCGATGTAGACACAGGGCAAGAGTATTGGTTTAGGGATCATGAGCTTGCAGAGTTCCTTGTTCTGTTAGACAGAGCAGAAGTTATTGTAGCACATAATGCGTTGGGGTATGACATCCCAGCGCTAAACATTCTCTCTAAGAAGTACTACAATAAACCTTGGGAACCAAAGGCAGTAGTCCAGTGTACCAAGGTAATGTCTCAAGTCCTTAACTACCGTCGCTTTGGCTTTGGCCACAGCTTAAAGCTTTGGGGAAACTTCTTTGGGGATCAAAAAGGAGACTACACTGGCGGTTGGGAAGAATTTAACGAAGATATGTTTGAGTACATGAAACAGGACGTGCGGCTAGGTACTCGTGTTTACAAGTATCTCATTGAAGAAACAAAAAAGTATGCTGCTGCAGCTGGTTCCAAGAAGATCTTAAAAGCACTTCGCTTAGAAATGGAGATGGACCGTATCATGGTTGAACAATGTCAGGGTGGCTGGCAGTTTGACTTAGCAGCAGCAAAGGAGTTAGTTCAACACGTAGAGTATAAAATGAAGGATATTGAAAACTTCATTAACCCTAAGTTACTTGCAAGAGTAAAGAAAGTAGACAATGACCCGAAATCACCTAAGTTTACAAAGGTTGGAAAACCGCTTGCATGGATGCGTAATTGGTTTCAGCTTGATGATGGCGTCACTGTTGATACTTGCCCTGTCTGGGGAGAGTTTAACAGAATTGAGTTTATTACTGGCGATATCGGCAACACTGATACTGTTAAGAGGTATCTTGATAGTCTTGGATGGAAACCGGACGAGTGGAACTGGAAAAAGATTAACGGACAGTTCATCAAAGTCTCGCCAAAGCTCTCAGACAGTTCCTTGGAAGGACTTGGAGATGTAGGCCAGGCTCTGATGGAGTACTATACTTTGAGGTCTCGTCACTCTATTATGAAAGGTTGGTTTGAGTATGTTGACAAGAAGGGGCGTATTCATGGTGATGTGTTTAACGTAGGTACACCTACCTTTAGACAAACTCACAAGATCATTGCTAACTTGCCAAGTGGCAAAGCAACTCTTGGGCCTGAAATTCGTAAGTTGTTTGTAACAAAACCAGGTTACAAGATTGTTAGCGCTGACTCTGCAGGTTGTCAGCTTAGGCTTCTTGCACACTTTATGAAAGACCCTGACTACACTAGAGAGGTTCTTGAGGGTGACATCCATCAGAAAAACGCCGACGTACTAGGTTGTTCTAGAGCTTTAGCCAAGCCCTTTATTTTTGCTTACCTCTACGGTGCAGGTGGTAAAAAGCTTGGTTCTATTCTTAATGTCTCTGAGAAAGAAGGAACAAAGCTAAAGAACAAGTTCACTAACGCTTTCCCTGAGCTTAAAAAGCTAATCTCAAAAGTTCAGCACATAGCGGAACAACAGGGGTATATCCCTGGCCTAGACGACAGGCCAATCTTTACAGACAGCCAACATAAAGCACTCAACTACTTGATTCAGGGTGCAGAGGCTGTAGTAATGAAAGCTACTGTGGTAATGATCGATCAAAAGCTAAAGGAAGCAAACATTGATTTTAAACACCTACTGTTCTACCACGATGAACATTCAGTAGAAGTTCGAGAAGATCAAACAGAACAAGCACGGGAAATTATTATGGAATGTTTCCGAGAGGCACCTAAACAGTATGGTATTACTATTATGGACTGCGGCGATTGCAACGTCGGCTCAGACTACTTTCAGGTGCATTGATGAGAAATCCACATAAATACAAACATACAGACTTAAAAGTCTTAAACCCAGATAGGGTTCTAAAAGAATGCGTTTCGGGGGGTTGTACAAATCCTCCACGCAACCCAACTACCCGGAAGGAAAATGGTAACTATAGATACTACAGCTACTGTGAAGGCTGTATTAATTGTAGGGAAAGGTACAACATGACAGTCCCTGAACGTCAAGTTATGGTAGACGCACAAGATAATAAGTGTGCAATCTGCAATAGCGAGTTGGCAGGTTGGGGAAAGGGTTGGTCGGCAGATTCCTCTGCGGTTGACCACTGCCATACGACAGGAAAAGTAAGGGGTATCTTGTGCTACCACTGTAACACAGGGATTGGTCAGTTAAAAGAAGATATAACTGTACTCAAATCAGCAATTAAATATTTGGAGAAATACGTATGACTAAGCTTATCAACAACCACATCATCTTCTCTTTCGACAACCCTTGGCAGATTCACCTTGCTGCAAAACTGTATCGTCACCTAGATACCTTGCGGGCAATGGATAAGCTAACGTATACTCCTAAGCTGGGGACAGGCTACTACCAAGGCTTTATTGAACCTATCGTTATGATGGACTACAATGACTTTGTAGAGAATGTCTTAGACTCAGGCTATGTCAAAGATCAAGAGAGTTTTCTTCGGTTAAACCCTCGCACACCCCGTTCTTTAGCATTACAGGCTTGTCTTGTTTATAACCATTTTAACAAAAAAGGTGAACTCTTGGGTGAGTTTAAAGAGGTAAGTTACACCGAAGCTTTGCTCAGTGAATCTTGGACTTGTCTAGAAGATCGTTACTATGTCGCCTGAGAGCGATCAGATTAGGCTACGACTAAGGCTCTCTGTCGCTGCTTATGCTTATGAATATAAAAATCATAGCATATTGTCTGATGCAGAGTACGATAAGCTATCTTACCTTGTTGACACCGCTATAGCAACAGGTAATCGTAAGCTGGATAACTTCTTTAAAAAACATTTTGAACCTGCAACTGGTATGTGGGTTCGGAAACACCCTGACAAGGCTGGGTTAGAGAATATCTACCAGCGTTACTATAACACAGAAGGAAAATGGTATGGACAAGCGGGTTTACACAACGATTGAAGGGTTTGAGGCCGAGGTTGATCTTGACATTGTTTTAACTGAAGAAAACTCACGCCACAGTGAGTACGGGACGGCCTTGATTTTAGCGGGCCCTCTGGCGGGTTACGAAGTAATTATCTCGTCTGTGACCTTAGATAAACTACAACAACAGTGGGAGAAACAGAATGACTTGGCACTATCAACTAATGCGGCACACAGAACCTGATGATGAGGTCTGGTATGCGGTCCATGAGGTCTACGAAGGCAATGGCTACACTGTAGAACCCGTAAGGGTACAAGGTCTCTTCGAAGAAGACATCAAGTGGATGCTTGAAACTGTGTTGAAAGACATTGAGAAACATGGGGTGAAAGACTATGAGTGACTACAGAATAGACGTAGCAAGTAAAGAAGAGTGGGCCTTACGAGCATGGTCTGCGGAAGCTAGACTAGAGAAACTAGAAGCAGAATATAAAGCACTTCTTGCTGAAAAAGACAGCGAGATCTCTGGCTGGTTTGAGACAGAGTATGGTGCAGAAATGGTTCTGTGCACAAGTGCAGCAAATGACGAGGATCTTGCAGGGTTCCTTTTAGAAGAATACGGGGAGATGTGTGTTGGTGTTGATATGGAGCT